TATTCACAAGCTACAAGAGAAGAGTTTAATGAACTAATTGCTAAGTCTATTCGTAATGGTGGTGAAGGCGTATCGCCCGCAGCTAACCAAGTAGCTAATATGCAATCACAAATATATGAAGATGTCCTTACGCTTGCCCAAAAGGTTGGTGTTAAAGGTGCAGAAGATATTAAGGCCAACAAAAACTATCTAACTCGTACTTGGTCAAAGAAAAAAGTACATAGGCTAATAGAAAAGTTTGACCGTAAATATCCTGGAAAAGGCAGAAAGAAGCTAGAAGAATTTATTGCACGGTCTATGAAGCAAACTAAAGGTAGTGAAGAATCAGCCGAAGCGTTTGCTAAACGTACTAAATATTTATCTAAACTTTTGCTACGTCACGTTATGGACGGTGAAGGTACATTTGGTGTTAACCTTGACAGGATTCTAAAATCAAAAGGTGAAGACCTAGCGTCATACCTTAGAACAAATACAAGTATGTCTAACGATGACATTGGTATGTTGCTGTCATCTGTATTTAAAACAGACAAAGACAAAGCAGGACGTATTACACAGTTTAAAAGACGTATCGACTTAGACGAAACATATGCCGATGCTGAACTAAGGATTGATGACTTTTTAGAAAATGATTCAGAAATATTGTTTCTAAGTTATATCAATTCATTGTCTGGTCAGATTGCTCTGGCTAACAAAGGTTTTAAATCTAGAGCCGACTTTGATTCAGTTCTTAATCAGCTAAAGAAAGAAACAGAACTAGAAAAGTTAAATGGAACTATGTCTCGTAAAGATGAGTTCTTTAGGCAAAATGAAATGAAGGCATTGCAAAGTGTCTATGACCATCTGACAGGTAAACCGCTAGAGGATAATGTTGGCGGTGCTTGGTCTACGTTTGGTCGTGTGGCTAGGAAATACAACTTTGCTAGAGTTATGAACCAAGTTGGTTTTGCTCAGTTAGCAGAGATTGGTAACTTAACATCAGCGATTGGCCTTAAACAAACTATTCGTCACCTACCAGAACTTAGAAAGATGCTGAAGCGTCATAAGAATGGTGAAGTTGACGATGCGTTGGTAAATGAATTTGAAGTGTTCTTTGGTGGCTTTGGTAACGAAAGAATGCTGAACCAAATTACAAATACAATGGATGATTTTGGGGCACGGGCAGGTATTGGTAAAGATAGTATTAGTCAGTTTGAACGTGGCCTAGACCACCTAGGACGATTTACTGCCGATGTATCTGGTATGAATGGCGTTAACATGATGATGAAACGTCTAGCTATGAAAGGTATGTTGCAAAAGTTTGCTGACGAAGCCTTTGATGGCACAAGTGCATTAGGTAGTCGTAAAGTATTTAGTAAAGATATTGGTAAAGTATCAGAACAACGATACGCTGACTTAGGTATATCAGATGATATGCGTGATAGAATTATGGAAAGCATACGTCAGTTCTCCGATACAACAAAAGGCTCAAGAGGTGGTAAGCTTACTAAGCTAAACATTGAGAAATGGGATGATGATGTGCGAGATGCTTTTTCTTTGGCTATGTCAAGGTGGGGTAGACGTACAATCCAAGAGAATGACATTGGTGAAACTATCTTTGCAGGTGGTTTTGCTGATACAACGACAGGTAAGATTGTGTTGCAGTTTAGAGGCTTTATGACAACAGCCTATGGTAAACACTTGCTACACGGCTTGAGGTCAAATGACTTGCAAGCCTACACACAATTTATGACATCGTCATTTATGGCGGGCATGGCGTGGTATGGTCAGACATATGTACAAAGTGTCGGTATGAACAAACGAGAACGTAAGAAATTCTTTGACAAAAAGTTTGGTAAGACTGACGAAGAGTTTTACATGAACTGGGGTAAAGCTGCGTTCCAAAGGTCAGCGTGGGCTTCTGTATTACCCGCTACAATTGACACTGGTGCTACGTTCTTTACCGATGACCCAATCTTTAGTTACCGTTCAACAGGTCTATCAAGTAACTTGCTTACTGGTAACCCAACGGCACAATTATTGATGAATGCATATGAGGCCAGTAGAGGCACAGTGCAAGCAATGATATATGACGATGAAGATTATTCACAGAAAACTTATAACAAGACACTACAGCTTTTTGTGCTTCAGAATATGCTTGGAATACAAAACGCAACGAAAGCTTTAGGGCAAGAATTTCTTCCCGAAAAGCCCTAATCACTTCCCTTATTAGAAAGAACTGGAGAATACTAAATGGCAAATAGCTTTGTACGATTTACGGGTGACGGCAGTACCACGACTTACAGTCTAGGGTTTGCTTACCGTGACCAAGCCGATATTACAGTTACGCTAAATGGTACACCGACTACTGCTTTTACATACAATGCAGCGGGTACGCAAATTATATTTAACACTGCCCCTGCTAACTCTACAGCTATTCAGATTACCCGTGCTACTAGCCAAGGCCAAAAGCTAGTTGATTATGCAGAGGGCTCAGTTCTTACCGAAGGTGACTTGGACACAGATTCACAACAAGCCTTCTTTATGTCTCAAGAGTCTATTGATAAAGCTAATGACGTTATTGGCGTTGATGCTAGTAACTTCCAATGGACTGCGGGCAACCTAAGAATTACAAACGTAGCTGACCCTGTTAATGCACAAGACGTTGCCACAAAGAATTACCTAGAAACAGTATGGCTATCGCCATCTAATAAAGCAGATTTAACAACAGTCGCAGGTATAAATACAGAAATTACTAACGTATCTGGTAAGACTACAGAAATTACAACAGTATCTACTGACATTGCAAATGTTAATACTGTAGCCACTAACATTAATTCAGTAAACACAGTGGCAACCGATATTGCTAAAGTTATTAAAGTAGCTGATGATTTGAATGAAGCTATCTCAGAAGTTGAGACAGTTGCTAATGACCTTAATGAAGCTACATCTGAAATTGACACAGTTGCTAACAGCATTGCTAATGTTGACCTTGTTGGTCAAAACGATGCCAACGTAACTAAAGTTGCTAACATTGATACTAACGTAACAACTGTTGCAAACAATGACGGTAACGTAACTAAAGTAGCCAACATAGATGCTAATGTAACTAAGGTAGCAAACATTGATACAAATGTAACTACCGTAGCTAACAATGATGCTAACGTAACCAAAGTTGCTAACATTGATTCTGATGTAACGACTGTGGCTGCTAACGATGCTAATGTTACGATAGTTGCCAACGCTAACACAAACGTAGGTCTAGTTGGTGGTTCTATTACTAATGTTAACACCGTAGCAACCAACCTAACTAATGTTAATGCATTCAGTCAAACATACCTAGGTGCTTTTGGCACTGCCCCTTCAGCAACAGGAACGGGTGCAGCTCTAGCGAATGGAATGCTATACTTTGATTCCAGTTCAGATATTCTAAAAGTTTATGCAAGCGGTTCTGGTTGGCAGTCTGCGGGTAGTTCCGTTAATGGCACGGCTGACCGTTTTCAGTTTACAGTTTCTAGTGCAGGTACAACATTAACAGGCAATGATAATAACGGAAATAATTTAGCATATGATGCCAATTTCATAGACGTATTTTTAAATGGCGTGAAGATGCGAAACGGTTCAGACGTAACCGTTACTTCTGGCTCAAGTTTAGTATTTGCTAACACATTACAAATTGGTGATATCGTAGATGCTATTGCCTACGGCACGTTTGCCGTGGCTAACCTTAATGCCACTAACATTACATCTGGCACAGTGGGAACAGGACGTTTACCAATTGTACCAACTACTAAAGGTGGAACTGGCCTATCAACTTTGGGTTCAGCAGGGCAAGCTATTGTTGTTAACTCAGCGGGCAATGCTTTGGAATATGCTAACGCAAGTTCTGCGGAAGTATACGGATTTAATATGAGTGATACTAACAGTGACGGTATCCTGGATTCACTAATAGTCACTACAACAAACGGTGGGGCTGATAATATCAACTCTGCAACATATAGTGCATTTGACGATGTAATATATGCGGCCACTGGCTTTTCATGGTCTTTAGATGCCAATGGTCATTTAATAGCAACAGTCTAACAAGGAGAAAATAATGGCTACAATCGATTTGGGCAAAGTTGCCCTAGTATGGAAAGGCACATTCGATAGTGCAACTACATACGAAAGCAAAGATGTTGTCCAATATACCGATAGTGGCGAAGTCAGTTCTTATATTTATGTCAACGCAAGCGGTGCATCTGGGCAAACACCATCAACAGGTGGAACAGTAAACACTACTTACTGGAATAAAATGGCAGGTGGAGCTGCGGGCATTTGGTCTTCTGGCCTTTCCCTAGGTTCGGCAGGTGAAGCTGTTAAAGTTAATGCTGCGGGAAATGCATTGGAATTTGGTGCTGCGGGTAAAAACATTGTAATGAAGACAACTCAAAATGAACAAGTAGTTACCGCTGATGCTAATATAGTAGACGTAGACATTGTGGCTACAACAGCCAACCCAACATTTAATATATCAGGTACAATTTCTCTTAACACAAGGTCTGATGCCAATCTGGATAATGAAAACGTACAAATTGATGTTGATTATTCTTTGGATGGGGGTTCTAGTTGGACAACATTAGCCAATGTTGCTTATGGTACAGATGTGTTTGCACCCGGTAGAGATGATACTCATGGTAATCAATATGATGTTGCACCTAAACATATGGGAACGAGACAACAAGTGACTATGAGTGCAGGAGCAACTGTCAGATTTAGAATGCATCTAGACTATGGTTCTGTCGCTAACAACAGAACAATTTATTTAAACAGAGCAGCAAGCACTTCTGGTCAAGGTGCTTCTACTATAACAGTATACGAGGAGTAATTATGACATTGCTATATGAACCAAACATTCCCGAAGCGATAAAAGAATTAGACGCTTCTAATTTTAAATTGGTTGGTGACGAACCAACTAACGAAACAGAGTTTGCTGAAAGAATAACTTTTTATACAGACAGCACGGCTCAGACTGTTAAAGAAAGCCCTGTTACATGGACACAGGTAGAAACTAAATATAATGAAATGATGGTAGCTTACAATAACGAGGATTATGCTAGGAACAGAGCAAAAGCTTATGACACACTAGGTAATCAGCTAGACAAATTATTTCACGATATTGATGAGGGAAAACTAGATAAGACGGGTTCTTTTTATCTTGGAATCAAAACAGTCAAAGACTCAAACCCTAAGTAGTTTATTTGATTATACTGAAAACTGGTATCAACAGTATTTTAGACAAATCAAAAAACCAACGATAAAAATTGATAATAACCAAATAGAGAAAGGAATACCAAACGAAGATATTCCTAAAGTTGGCAATAATGACGGGTGGTATCCTTTCTATGGTTATAAAATTTTTATTAATAAAGTAAAATTATTTTTGGAAAATACGCTTGATGAAAAAATAACACCTAATATGCAGCTAATTTATTATCCTAAAAATGGATATATGAATTGGCACACTAACTCTAACAATCCTAGTACAAGGATTTATTTAGTGCGAGCAGAAGAAAACCCATTAAGTGAAATGAGGTTTGAAAATAAAATCATTAAAGATAACCCATTGTGGTCTTTTAATGTTTTTAAAATAGAAGATAAAACTTGGCATTGTGTAAATGCCTTAACACCAAGATTAAGTTTAGGTTTTCATTATCAAGGAAATCTTAATGTAGAACAAATAGGAGAAAAGCTAATATGAGTAAAGCCAGAGATTTAGCTGACATCGTCAGTAACCTAAGTGCAAATGCTGAAAAAGCAGTTGTCGTAAACGCAGGTGGAACTGAACTTACGTTTGGTGACGCAGGTTCAACTGAATTTTATGGCTTTAACTATGTTGATACCGATGGTGACGGTGTCAAGGAAGACTTGGTACTCACTACAACAAACAATGGAGCAGATGACGTAGCCGTAGCTAATGCTGATGGTTCAGATATCTACGATGAAAGTTTTTATGCTTCAGCAAATCTAACATTTTCAATCAACGCTTCTGGCGAATTGGTTGTAACCATATAAACAAGGAGATAATGATATGGCAACAGTAAACCTTGGCAGAGTAAAACCTGTCAATAAAGGAACGTGGTCTAGTGCAACCACATACGCTATAGACGATTTTGTGCAGTATACTGACAATGGTGTGCTTTCAACCTATATCGCAGTAGCAGCTTCAACTAACCAAGCACCTTCAACCTCTGGTACGGAAAACAGCACTTATTGGAAGTACATGAGTAAAGGTACAAGCCTTGCAGTTGGTAATAATAAAATTATAGCTACTGATAGTTCTGGTAATGCTGTTGGCGTTACAATGGGAACAGCAGGTCAAATAGTACAAGTAAACTCTGGTGCAAATGGATTTGAATTTGCAACGCTTAATGCCACTGGTAGATATATGGGCATGGAAGTTTTAGGTTCATATAGTGGTGTGTCTAAATCTGGACACGGGGTAACAACTTTTGATATTTCCTCTAGTTCATCTGGAACTTGGACAAGACCTGCGGGATGTAATTCTGTAATGGTTTATGTTACAGGTGGCGGTGGCGGTTCACAAACTGACGGCAACTCATACCGTGGTGGTTCTGGCGGTGGCGGTGGTACTGCTATTAAATGGATTGAAAACGTAGCTTCTACTGTCAGTTGGACAGTCGGCGGTGGCGGTGTAGGTCTAATTAACAACGAAGGTTCACAAGCAGGTGGCGGTGGAACATCATCATTTGGTTCATATTGTTCTGGCTTTGGCGGTGAAGGCGGCCAAGGTGGGGCAGCGGCACATTATGGTGCTTCTGGTGGCGGTGCTACTGGCGGTGACATAAATATTATTGGCGGTGGTGGACACTTTAACCACCAAGTTGGAACAGACGGAGTCGGTGGTATGTCTTTCTGGACACAAGCAGGTGGTAACCACACTGGTAATGAAAGTGGACATTCAAGTAGAGGTAAAATGGGAAGTGGTGCAGGACTATCTAATAGTGGTAACTCTGCGGCCAACGTAACAGGTGGTGCAGGACTTATACTGCTTCACAAATATAGTTAGGAGATAATAATGAAAAAAGCGTTAATAAGCGAAGATAACATTGTTGTCGATGTTGTCGATGAAGAGTTTGAAGTACATGAATCGTGTACATGGGTAGATTGCCCAGATGATACAAAAATGAATATGGTTTACGCAGATGGAACATTTACTACTCCAACTGTTACAGTTACTTATGTTGACCAAAGAATGATGGAATACCCTAGTATCACAGACCAATTGGACAAAATATACCACGAAGGTTTGGATGCTTGGAAAGCCGACATCAAAGCTGTCAAAGATAAGTACCCTAAGTAGGTGAGTGATTGAATGAAAATGGCACAAACAATGAACCCCGAACTGCAAGTTCAACTGGAATTGGATGCCCATGAAAAGGAGTGTGCAGTGCGGTATCAAATGGTAAACGATAAGCTAGAAGCATTGGACAAAAGATTATGGCGTTTAGAAGCTATGATTATGTTGTCCACTGTTTCTTTTATTGGTTTGGCGGTTGTGCTTATAACTAAATTTGGATGAGTTATCCTTTAGTCAAAGTCGTATGGATTGACACTGTCGAGACATCCGATAGTTCATGGCAGTCAAAAGAAGAGTTGTTGCAGGAAACACCTGCCTCAATAGATTCTGTTGGTTACATGATAAAGCAGAATGATGATTATATAGTCATTGCAGCCGACAAGGCTACTAAAGATGACGATGACCTATTTGGCAGATGCCAAGTTATACCGAAAGGTGTTGTTAAACAAATGATTGAAATCTAGATAAGAGAGGTAGCGTATAAGTCTATGATAGACCCCATTTCTGCTTTTGCCGCATTATCTGCGGGGCATTCTGCTATTATGAAGGGTATCCAAATGGGGAAAGATTTGTCCTCATTATCGGGTGCAGTAAATCGCTACGCCAAAGGAGAAGCCGAACTACAATGGGGTGAGGCTCGTAAAAAGAAATCTAGATTTTCTATTGCTGAAGATTCAGCTATTGAAAAACATTTTAAAAAAGAAAAACTAAATGATATGCGTAATGAGTTACGCCAAGCATTTTTATATTTTGGAAAACCCGGCCAATGGGAAAGACTACAGGCAGAGATTGCCAATGAACGGGCATTAATTAAAAAAAGACTGCAAGAAGAAGCAGAACGAAGAGAACGTCTAATACTTATCTGGGGCACAATTATTACTATCATAGTAGGTAGTGGTATTTTGTTTGCTTGGATATCGTTCTTGAAAGGCACACTATAATTTATGAAAAAAAATCAATGGGTGTTACCCTTATTGGGTACAATCCTGTTAGGGCTATCGTCCTATGTATTGATGACAATCGTTGAACTACAGGTACATTTAGGAATGTTATCTGAAGAAATAATGTCTATTGATAAACAAATCGGTAGAATCTATGCCCACATGGACAGACTAATATCAAACTAAGGAGTAACTATGTTAAACGTATTGCTACAAGGCGTACTAGGAGTCGCTAGTAGTGCGGTTACTGGCTACATTGATACAAAGAAAGCTAAAGCTAAACAGAAGCTAGTAAAGATTGAAGCTGAAACATCACTAATGGAAAAGCAAATCTCTGGTGAAATTGCATGGGATGTAGAAGCTATCAAGGGTTCTAAGGAATCCTGGAAAGACGAGTATTTAACAATTTTGTTTTCAATTCCCCTGCTGCTTTGTTTCTTGCCGTGGACAGTGGAATACGTTGAGCGTGGTTTTACTGCACTAGCCATGACTCCAGATTGGTACAAATATACGCTAGGCGTAATCGTATCAGCGTCATTCGGTATCAAAGGTGCAAGCAAAATGTTTGGAAAGAAATAAATGGCATCAAAGCTAAATGAAGGTAGTGAGTTCACTATCCCGCTAAAAAACCTAATTGCAATGATTGCTTTTACAGGAATAAGTGTTTGGGGATATTTTGGGATTGTCGAAAGGTTAGCCTTTTTAGAGCATGAACAAGAAATGATGATTATTGAAATTGAAGAGAATGACAATTGGATAGATGAATTTGAGCCACCGAAGGCTGTACAAGAAACTGTAACAGATGTTGAATTGTTAAAAACACAGATTACACTTTTAGAATATCGTATTAAACAATTAGAAAAGGAATGAGCATGACTGACAGTGAATGGACTTCAGACCCTAAAGTTGTAGAACTTAAAGGTAAGAAAGTATGTACTTGTGGTGCTAACTCTTTTGAAGCCCAACAGGATGCGTTGCCTCAGATGATGGTAAACAAGGCATACCAGTTGTTAAAGTCGGGTGATGAGTTGACTGCAAGTGAATTGAAAGTTTGTCTAGATATCACTAGAGCCTATGGCGTAGAAGTAAAAGACGAACCTAAGAATGTATTAACAGAGAGTCTACCGTTTGATGAAGAGTGAACCTCAAGTTGCTCAAGTAAAAAACTTTAAAAATTTTCTATATCTTGCTTGGCAACACCTAACACTTCCCCCACCAACTCCGATACAGTACGATATCGCAGATTTTCTACAGGGTAATGACAAGCGTATACTTATCGAAGCCTTTCGGGGTGTAGGTAAATCCTGGATTACTTCAGCTTTTGTTTGTCATCAACTATTGTTGAACCCTCAACGAAACATATTGGTTGTGTCGGCCTCTAAATCTCGTAGTGATGACTTCAGTACCTTTACCCAAAGATTGATTGCAGAGATGCCTATACTAGAGCATCTAAAGGCTACACCAGACCAAAGGCATTCTAAGGTATCATTTGACGTAGCCCCTGCCAGAGCGTCACACGCTCCGTCTGTTAAGTCGTTAGGTATCACCTCGCAGCTAACAGGTAGCCGTGCAGACCTTATTATTGCGGATGACGTTGAGTCAGCCAATAACTCCCAAACGCAATTGATGCGTGACAGGTTGAGTGAAACTGTAAAAGAATTTGACGCTATTATTAAGCCAGAAGTAGGACGTATTGTATTCCTAGGTACAC